AGCGTAGCGGATGACACGTCAAGTGGCCGTGAAAACGGCTGCAAACACGTCAACCGCCCCGCCCCCAGCGGTCATGGCCCTAACCGGCTGTGACCGCTGGGGGCCTTTTTTTGTGTCCAAAAATCGTGTGTTTATGCCACATAATGGCGCGGCACAACGGCGCCAAAAGGAGGCGTATGGGAAGAACGAGAGGGCCGCCGCCTACGCCGCCTTCGGCGCGAAAGCAGGCGGTAGTTAAGGCCACAGAAGACGCCGTCGCACTGGAGGCGCCAAGGCCGCCGACAGTCGACCAGAGCAAGGTGCAAGCGTTCCACCCGGACATGGCAGACGCCATGGCCGTGACACGCGACTTGACACTCAAGCGCCTGCATGTTGGTCTGCCACCTGCGGGTCCGCTGCCAGTCGAGAAGGCAAAGCAGTTTGCCGACGATTTGGCGCTGCGGATGTTGCCAGACGCTATGGCTGAGGTTGCGTGGCAGCTACACAACGGCGACGCCAAGGACAGAGCCAAGGCAGTCGAACAGGTGCTCGACATGAACAACATGCGTCGACGTGACCTAGCACAGGGTGTGGCGCCGACCATCATCCTCAACCTTGGCGGCGGTAACGGCAACGGCGTGCCGTGGCTCACCAAAGAAGTAGCCGAGGCAGTAGTAGTGAAGGACGCCGCAGCGGAAGGAGACGACGAAGACGATGCGTAAATCAGCAGCAGACCGAATCAAGAGCCAAATCGTCAGGCCGCCAGAGATGCTGCACGGCATCGACGACCTAATCAAGTTGATGGTCAGCAAGAATCCTGACCCAAACAAGCGCGTCATCCTGCCCACGCAGCGTGACTTCATCCTAGGCCATTCGCCACTCGAAGCCTACATGGGTCCAGCCGGATGCGCCAAGACGACCACTGGAGCGGCCAAGGTGCTGCTCCGCGCGCTGCTCATTCCGGGCAGCAAGTGGTTCGTGGCGCGTCGCGACTACAACGACCTAGCCGACACGACTGCCCGAAGCATGGCAGAGATTATGTCGCGCCTGCCGGAAGGCACGCTGGTAGACAGAGTCAAGCAGCCGCCAATGCGCTGGCTGGTGCGGCCCGTCGCAACGTCAAGCTCGGACACAACTGGCCAGTTGTCCGAGATTACGTTCATGGGCTTGTCCGACCAGATTCGCAGCTATGAGTTTACGGGCGGCTTCATTGATGAGGCAGACGAAGTGGAGCGGCAGTACTTCGACGAAATGAAGATGCGACTCCGCTTCTGGCCTGCCGGACAAAGTCACATTCCAGACAGCCTAAGGCACAGCATCTGGATGGCCTTCAATCCGCCGCCCACCAGTCATTGGTTGTACGAAGAGTGCACCGGACTGAACGAGGCTGGCGAGGTGAAGAAGCAGCCAAGCATCCGGCTGTACCGCCCGCAGCCGCGCGAAAACATCGCAAACTTGCCAAAGACGTATTACGATGACTTGGGCGCCACTCTGACGGCTGACCTGCGCAAGCGGCTAGTCGAAGGAGATTGGGGCAGCACCTTCCCCGGTCAGCCGGTCATCAGGCAGTTTCAGCGTGCCATGCACGTCAAGAAGAAGCTGAAGTACATGGGCGGTACACTGTATCGCTTCTGGGACTTCGGCTACCGAATCCCGGTCTGCCTCTTCTGCCAAGTAAGCCGTGCCGGCAAGGTTGAGGTGCTAGCTGAACTACGCGGGCAAAACGTCGAAATCGGCAAGTTTGCCGAGACTGCCCTAGCGTTCACCAACCAGTACTTCCCAGACGCGGTGGCGTACGAAGACTACGGCGACCCGGCCGTCAAGCAGCATAAGGACACGGGCTCCGCTCTGGCCGTGCTGCATAATGCGGGCATTCAGTTGAAGGTGATGCGCACGCCAATGGACATGAGTCTCAACACGCTGCGCAAGCGGTTCGAGACGCTCATCAACGGTGAGCCTGCCATCGTCGTCGACGACTCTTGCCGCGTGCTGTGCGACGCTCTTGCGGGTGGATACCACCTCAAGGACGATGGCGTTACGCCTCACAAGGACAACGTCTACGACCACAGCGTAGACGCGCTTCGGTACGGAATCTGGTTCATCTTCGGCGCAACTGCGTCGGCGCAATCCTCCACGATGCCAATCAGCTTGGCATACACGGACTCAGGGGAGGCCGTCAACTATGTCAACAGATAAGCATGTGGGGACGCATACGTGCGCCTCGTCGGTGCCGCAATGGTGAACACGCCATCTACGGACCTAGTTACTACGCGCGAGTCGGACGCGGTTACACCGCTAAGCGCCACAGGCGGACTGCCCAACCTGAAGGAGAACTTCGCCCAAAACGCCGATGTCAAGGCGTGGGTCGACGCCAATCTTGCGCCGCTCATCATCACCGCAATTAACGATGGCGACGGCATCAGGGAAGAGTGGCTGCGCGTCAGGCGCATGACACTGCTACAGCATGACCGCAAGGGGTACAACGGCCAGAGCAAGGCGTTCGTCCCCTCGTACGCCAAAGCCGCATCCACGAAGGTCAGCCATCAGGCCAAGAGCCTGTTCCCGTCTGACCAGTACCTCGACGTGAGCGCCGTGCGAGACGAAGACGGCCCGTACGTCGAAGAGTGCAAGGCGTGGATGCACTACCAGCTTGAGCGTAAAGCCAAGCTGCGTGCCGAAATCAAGCCGTTCCTGCGGCAACTCAACGACTACGGCGTCAGCGTCGCAAAGGCGTGGTGGGAGCAGCCCATCACCAAGCCAATGACCGGCGGCCTACAGAGGATGGGCGACCTGCTACGGCCTACGTTCAAACCCAACGCCAACTGCTCCGGCGTGCGCTTCAAGACGCGCGACATGTTTAGCTGGTACATCTGGCCAAACAGTGCGCGCACCGTCGAGGAAGCGACGCTGGTGTTCGAGAGCGTGGTGGTCGACAAGCAGACGTTTGACCGCATGTTCAAGACGGGACGTTGGGTCAACCAAGAGGCCATCGGCGAACAGGCCGGAACGGACGACGAGTCTGAGACGTACCGACAGGCCATCAACGACGCACTGCTGCACAATACGGCAACCGCCGTCAACAGCGTCGGCGGTGACCTAGCGCGCGCGTCCATCGTGCACGAGTGCTGGATTCGCATGCCGTTGCCGAAGGCCGCATACGCCGAAGGCGAAGAGGTGGGCGAGCCCATCCCGGCCAAGGTGGTAATGGCGAACGGCGTTCCGGTCGAAGTGACGCGCAACCCGTTCTGGCACCAGCAGCCGCCTTACCTGTTCCAGACGCTGGAGTCTCGACCGGACAACTTCTACGGCTTGGGCATCGGTCGCATGGGCCTAGAGCTTCAGACGTTGCTCAACGATTTCACCAACCAGACGAACGATGTGGCGCGCTACGGCCTCAACCCAATCGTCAAGATGAACCCAAGTTTGATGGTCGGGCCGACTCCGTCGCTAGGCCCCGGCAAGGTGTTCAACATGACTGACCCCAACGCGATGCAGTTCGACAGGCCGCCTGTCGAAATCATCCAGTGGGGTATGATGATGGCCAACTCTATCGGCGCACAAATCAGCGACCTGACCGGAGCGCCACCTGTGCTTCAGGGCACGGGCAGCCGAGGTGCGGCTAAGACGGCTACTGGCAGCCAGATTCTTCAGGGTAACGCCAAGCTAGACATTCAAGCTGATGTCGAAGAGACTGAGATTCAGGTGCTCATCCCGCTCATGGAGATGGCCTACGCGCTCGGCCAGCAGTACGAGTCCGACGAGGTGTGGCTAGCCGTGACGGGCGGTAAGTCGATTCGAGTCAGCCGCGAGATGTTCTACGGCCAGTACATGTTCCGGTGGATGGCCTCTACGCAGACGGCTAACCAGCAGATGCGCGCGCAGCAGACGCTGATGTTCCTCCAGAGCCTGCCAGCTATCCTGCCCATGCTTCAGGCGCAGGGCAAGACCGTAGACCCGATTCCGGTACTACGCCGCTTCTACGCAGACGGCATTGGCGGTCGCGACTTCGACGCCATCATCAAGGACCAGCCGATGCCTTTGCCCGGAGCGCCACAGATGCCCGGTGCGCCCGGTATGCCCGGAGCAGGCCCAGAGCCGCGCAGTGCGGTCGAGCAGGCGGCTGGCGGCAGTGGCGGCCTCGTGGAGGGCGAGGGTGATGACTTCATGGCCATGCGGCAGGAAGTCGAGAACGGACCTGACCAGCAGTTCGCGGAGATGATGGCGACATGACACAGATTCCGTCGTTTCTCGCAGGTGACGCCGCGCCCGAGAAGTCGCCAGAGCAGCTAGCCGCAATCGTCCGCCGAGAGATTGCCGACACGCTTAAGACGCCCGGTTGGGCGCACATCACCAAGTTTTTGGCCGATAGTGCAGCCGCTAAGCTGATTGCGATGCGCTACGCCAAGTCTGACTTCGACAGCCGAACGCTGTTTGCACAACACGTAGCTTTAAACGACATTGCGTCTATGGTGACCCAATTGGCACTAGAGCCGCAGACTGATGACGCACAGTAATGCGTCAGGCCCCTTCCCGCCTAGTGGATGTCGGAGCGAAAGATGGAACCTCAGGAAATCGCTATTCCTAACACTGACGCAGTGAACGTGGCGAACGCTGGCGAGAACCTTGTGCCTCAGTCGCGAGTTGACGAACTCGTGGCCAAGCGGCACGAAGCTGAAAAGCGAGCAGCGGAGATGGAAAAGCAGGTCATGGAACTCAACATGCGCATGGCGGAACAGGCGGCTAACACTAGCGCCCAACTACTCCAGATTCAGAACGCGCAGCGTGCTCCTGCCGCTGACCCATTTGCCGAACTGCGTCAGAACAATCCGGAACTAGCCGGTGCACTAGATGCACAGCGCAAACTGTTTGAGCAGCAGCAGGCTCAGCAGTTTCAGCAGCTATCGGCGCACACCAAGGCGTTGGAGTTGAAGCTAGCTCTGACGAAGGTGCCGAATGCCACGCCAGAAATCGCTGCTAGGGCTGAGCAGTACCTGCAGAAGTGGACATCGGCAGGTGTCCCGGTCAACGCAGAAGATGCCCTCAAGTTTACTCTGGGCGAATTCGCGTTGGCCGGTAAGCTGCCCGGTGCGCCCGCTGCACCTGCGCCGGTTCCGCAGTCTACGTATGCGCCGCCCAACCCAGTGTTGACTGGCGCAAACCCATACATCACTCCGACTTCACAGAGCACGCAGGGTGGCCCTAAGCTGCCCGCAAACTTCGACCGCATGACGCCCGAGCAGCAGGAAGCTGTCATGGACAGCATCTACGGGAACATGCCCTTCTAAGGAAATACCATGCCTCTAATCGTCAACTCCGGCATCACTGCCGACCAAGAGAAGTACCTCGCGAAGAAGCTCATCGACCGGTCGTACATCAAGCTGTCGATGAGC